TTTCACTCCTTTTAGTTATTTAAGGTACATAGCATTTGGCTGATCCAAAGGTCATTTAGAACCCTTGTGACTTCGGCAAAAGTATAACCAATTGTAATATTTTGTTGCAAAGCATCAGAGAATTCTGGACCTTTGTAAATTATTCTTGCAGAGAAGTTATCTTGGTATACGCAACCAACAGCTTCAAGGCCTTGAACAAATACAGAGTATACAGATCTACCAAATGCAGATGCGAAAGGACGAACAAGACCAACGCTGGAAAGCATGAACCTGACGTTGTTTACGCTACCCCATTCCGCTGCCAATTTCTGAGAATTTTGGTTGGGATAATTCCACTTAGGAATAAACTGATTAAGATTATTCAAATCTTGTGACAAATCAGTATGACCCATAGCTAGGTATGCGTCACGAACTGGAGCTGTCGCAAAACGATCTTCGCCGATTTCTCTATCAAATATCATCCATGCATCATTAGATAATAGACCTGAGGTTACTTCACCAATATCTGGTAGCGATAAATTCGTTGGCTGGTCGCCATTTTGACCGTTTACACACCAGTATTGGGTTGCGCCAGAAGCCAAAGCATCTCTAGATAATTGGTCTTCTGTCATACGCATAGAAAGACCCATCAGCTCAGATACTTCTGAGAGGACATTATCTTGGTTTTGCAAGAACACACGTTGGTTAATCGCGCTATACATCCCGTAAATGGAGACAGTTGCATCGATATCCACGCGGTTCAATGGGGTAGAAGGAATTGGAGCTCCATCTTGACCTAAAGGAACAGGTGCTGTTGGCAATCTATCATATCTGGACATACGTAGGGTTGTACCAGCTTTTTCTTTTAATTCTTTGGTTACTGCGCCCAATTTGTGAATCAAACGTGGTGTTTTTACTGACAATAATATGTCATCACACGATTGTTGCACTTCAGGAGGCAGATTGATTTGACTATTGATAGGCATAGTCTCTCCTTATATGTATTTTTAGAAATATGTATACAAAGACAAGCCAATGATTGCTAATCATGACTTAAATGAGACTGGCGAGGTCGATACGCCTGAAGGTGGTGAGGCTTCTTACACCTGTAGGTAAGCGGTGCCTACAATAACGCTCGCAAAAACCATACCATATTCATGGTAGAAAAAACAAGTAGATATGAAAAAACCCCGGGAGTGGACCCAGGGCAAAAAATGAAGAAGTGAGTAATGAAGGGAAGCCCTAAACAACTCGCGATCGGATAGGGCTATTTCATGAAGCAGTGTGATTCTAACTCATTCTCTTTTTAAGAGCAACAGCTTTCATAATCCTTTCTCTATCTTCATCGCTTAGCCTTCTACGACCATAATTTTCTTCAAGATCTGCTAGTGGCGTTGACGCCTGTTGCGGTGCTCCCACGGAAGAAGAGTTAGGCTTTTTCTTATTTTCTTCAATACGATCGTTATTTTTAGATATAGTGCTGTTAAGAGCAGTATTAGCAGAGATACCATAGTTTTTTATCATATTATAAGCAGTTTTCGATTTTTGTTTTGCGTTTGGGTTATACCTTATTGAGTTAAAGTCATCTGGATACAAACGTTCTAATGTTTTAAGATTTTCGTCTGTTACTACCTGATCAAAATCACTTATTTTAGAAGTAGCTGTATCCGCCTCAAGCATATTCAATCGTTGCTCAAGATATTCTATTTTCTTTTGAGCTTCATCTTCGTCATCATCTAAAGAGGTAGACGATCTGCTTCTGGCTTCTTCTAAAGCTCTTTCTGCCTGCTCAGCCCTATTTATAGCTGCTTTTCTTTCTCGTTCTTCTTGCTCAAGCTTTTTTCTCATAGAGACTAAGTTTTGTTCAGCAAGTGTTGGTTGTTGTGTTGATGTTTCAACTGTTTGGTTTAGATTTTCTTCCATAAAATTCCTTTACTCAATGATATCTTCTTTTGGGGTTATACGTATTATTGCGTCTGGTAATTCACCACATTCTTTTTTGACCCAGTTAAGCAAAGCACCAGATTCCATAAAGAGAACAATCTCAGCCTGCTTTTTCCATTTTGGATCTTCCAAATATTTCTGCTTATTTTTTAATATATCTTCATATCTTTGCTTGGAGGGAATATTCCATAGATATTCAAGCTCCTTTGTGTTTTTATGAAACTTCCATACTGCTTGTTTATAAACAGGTGTAGGACATGAATATCGTGGGGGAAGAAATTGAAACTTAGGTTGATGGAGAATTCTATCCGCATTGATAACAAGCACAACATAGAAGTCTTTACCCATAAATGCCTCAGAAGAACTTACGCTATCAGCGAATGCCCTCATTTCCTTCATGACATCTCTACCCATTACATAGGTATATTCTCTTACATCATCTTCAAGAGTAAGCCCACGGTTCTCATTTTCTTGAACCTGTTCACCTACTGTTTTTCTACCGGATAATAAGAATTTTGGATCAAATGACATATATCCCTTCGTTTTAGAGATACATTACAAAAAAAGGCTTCTATTAGCAACAAAAACCCCACAGATTGCGAACTGTGGGGCAATACAAGAGTGCTAGGGAGTTAAGCCACACACATCTAATCTTTATGCATATTCTTTAATGTTTCTGCAAGGCGAGCCCTTTTTCCAAGCTTTCCTTTAGCATGAGCAGCTTTTTCAAGTTTTCCTGCTGGAATTTTCTTTCCTGCTGGAACATGTAATTCTTTATGTAAGGCACCAGGGTGTTTTATAGCTCCGGCTATCCACATCTTTTTAGAGCCGTCGCTTTTCTTTTCTTTCATCATGCGTTTTTTAGCTTTACGCATACCTTCTTCAAGTTTCTCATGCATACCTTCTTGCATATGCATTGCTCTTTCTGCCATGAATGCTCCTTTAATAGCAATCTTTTTTCATTTTCTTTTTCTTCATCTTCTCTTTTTTCATTTTAGCTTCTTCGTGCTTCATCTTCTCTTTTTTTGTTTCATTCTTTTTCATAATAATCCTTCTAAAATCAAGCCCCCTCTCTTTCGATCAGGGGCCCTTCCAAACAAGCCATATATTATCTAGCAGTTGATGATGAAGCTCGCCAAGCAATAAGTTGTTTTTCTGTTGGGTTCTTATCCTCTTTTTGTTGAAGAGTTTTTGGAGTTCCCATTATCTTATACAACATCTTAGCTAACTTCTTATCTGGTCTCAATTGTACCGGCATTACTTTCTCCTTGTTTTAAGGTCTGAAGTAGCACCTTCGTATTTCATGCGACACTCTGAAATGCTTTGTTGCCACTGAGGAACTTGCTCAAAAGCTACGAAATGGGCTCCTTTAGGAACTCCTGCGTAATCTCTTGGCGAATCACTCATGATCTTAGCATGTCCTTTTACTTCTCTGATCTTTTCCATAAGATCCCCTTACCAGCTATGTGGCTTGGTCATAGATCTAGCAGCAGAAGCATCTTCTTTCATCATCTTCTCTACGCCTTCATAAAGGTCATTAACCTTAACTGAGTTCATGTTGCCTCTCATAGGAGCATCAAGAACGACTGAACGGCTACCAAAAGGTAAACCACAAGGTTCGTTCATAGCTTCTTTGACTATGCCAGCATTGTTTTTAGTCCTAATTGGACCGTTGGTTGTGTAAAATCTTTTAGCCATTATGGCCTCCTTCAAGAACTGCGAACCACTTAAGTGTCGCAAGGTTTAATAAAAAACACCTCTACTGTAGAGGATTAATTGCTTGTTCTGGAGCTGCTTGTGGAGCAACTTGTGCATTTTCAACCATATTGGGTTGATTTTGACCCTGCAAATTAGCCAAATCATTGGTAGATGATTCTTTTAACTTCTCTTCAGGTGTCGGTTCTTTTGCTGAACTCTTTTCTTCTAAGCTATTTTCTGCCTCTTGGCCTTTTATTATAGTCTGCATATCTAGTAGCTGACGAAGATGAGCAAGATCAACGCCTTCCAATTCTTTAGCAGCTCTAACAAAATTGAGTAAAGCTTGGTTTTCATTTTGTACCGATTCAGCACGCCTTTCTTCAGCAAGAGCGAAGTTCTCTTGTACTCTTGAGGTTCGTTCATTATATAATCCCATGTCAGCCATAGCTCTTGCTTGTGCCAATTCTGACTGAGCTTGATTGAGTTTCATTTGTGATTCAGAAAGCTGTTGTTGCTGTTGCTGTGCTGCTTGTTCTCTTTCCTGCATTCTTGCAAGCATTCTATCTTTATGTTGTATGGTTGATGCTTCAATCATATCTTCATCAGGTATGGCAACGCCAGCATCTTTACGTAAAGTGAGTAACTGAGCAAACTGTAACTGTTGTTGTGATTCAGTATTGTATGAAAGTTGAACTTGTGAGTGGTACTTACCAAATGCTTTATCATAGAATAATTGAGCAGGCTCTTCACCTTCAAGAATATTTTTTATCTTTGCTGGTGTGTAGTTTGCTCTACAAATTTCCATAAAACGATTACCCAACATACAGGTTGATAGATCAAGCCTATCAAATAATGGTTGGGTTGCAGTGAGACCAGCAGCAGTTCTTTGGGCAGCAAGATAGCCAGAGGAATCATCTTGGACTATTTTCCCCAAGTTCTCTTCAGAGATACCTGCACAGTTATACAGCTCTTTATCAAATACTTGTTGTAGTTCAAAAAATGATGGTGGAATTGTTGGTGGTGCTATCTGTTCAACATCTGACATTTGATAACCATCTTTAATAGGTATAACCCTACCAGCACCAGTCTGGAATAGATGTTTAACATCAATAACCGCACCTTCTTTGAACTTCCAGCCTCCGGTCACTTGGGCTTCGATCATATCCGCAGATAATATGACTCTTCTATTGAAAAGAATCTGCGGATCTATGAGAGATTGTACCACACCAGCTATGCGCTGATACATGTATGGCAGCGACTTTGAGTAATATCCTATAACTGGAATAAAAGGGAAATTATCTATAGATAGTGGATTGGGTCCGTCATATATAACTATATTTTGTACACGAAGAGCCAATCTTACTGTTGGAACCATTTTCTTGTGTACAGTTAGTTGTGGATTATCTGCAACAGCTGCATCAAGGTCTATATCAGTATCATAGGTAACGTCCCTCATATCTCCTGTAACTGAGTCAAATACGAGCGTAGCTTGCCTATAATCCCTATACCAGTACTCATCGTAGGTTAATTTATTTCCCTGTGTTGTACCAAAGGATTCTGGCATGTACTGAAAACGAGCATCTTTTGACATGCCTGATGGTGAACCCTGCAAGGACATAATCTTTTCCCACATATCAGGTGGGCATATTGCTGCGCAAGCTGACGGAGTTAAAAATGTTCTACGCCATATAAACTGGCCATCAGAATAATCAGGCTCCCTAAAGAAGGGGTCACACATCACCTCATTATAGTCTAGGTTTTTTGCTTTGATCTCACCATTAAGTGGATCATTGGAAAAGTCTAAATAAAGCTGTATGAAATTAAGACCAGTTATAACGGCACCTTGATGGAATGCTTCAGAAATAGTTTCGTGAACGTTTTCCTTCTTGAACCATTGAAGCATGATCTTTGTCCATTGGTCTGCGGTCTCTGAGTCGCCGTTTTCTAGTGGATTAACAATGATAGATTTTCTATTTCTTCTTTGAACACCAGACAACATACCACAAATAGGACGAATTCTATTGAAGTAAAAATTGTTCTGTCTGTTACCAGATATATTTATATTGAACTGGTTCATCATTGTAGGATCACCAGCTTCAGCTCTTACTGCACGAGCTCCTTGGGCCCAATGTTGTACCCAAGCTGTCTGATTATTATTCCAATCGGCATCCATCTTGGATGTAATAGCCGAAAAGTCTTTATTTAGGCTTTCAGGAACACGCATTAACATAGTTTAATACCCTCAAATGAAAAAATCTTTTCCTTGAGTCTAAAAAACACATGAGCATAAAACAAGTATTATTTATCTTCTATAATCGTCATTTGGTCTTAACTGATTTGGAAGGTTATTATTATCCCCATACAAGGCTCTCATGCGCTGAGCTTCAAAGTCAGAAGCAGTCATACCAGTTTTAGTCTTTGGTAATGACTGACACAGATACCTTAGGGAATCAACATAATGGCTGGCCCAATTATGAATTGGCTTATTAGAATATACCTGTTTTTCTTCGTCAAATTCTCTTCGGTAGTTCTCTATAGCATCAATGAGAGATTTGCATTTGTTCTTATCAATCCATAAACGAGGGAATGTCATGCGAACATTATCAATACCATCCATGAAATCTATCTGCTCAAGAACGGTAAAGTTGATACCAAGCTGCCTTCCTTTTTCATATCTGGTTATTGCACCACCACCCCATTCCCTTACCATCATATCATGAGGGGCAAAGAAACTATTTTGGCTGTAACGATAGGGCTTATCTTGTATAATCTTAACATAGTGATCAAGGCCAAGATTGTTGTTGCTGTAACAGTCAATAATTCTAATGGCCACCCCTTCTCCCATTACTTGGAAAAAAATGAGGGTTGTGGCGTCTTTAACCCCTATATCGCAGGCAACATAGGTCACAAGCATTGGATCATGGGGAACTAACGTAAGCTGACCTTCTTGCTCAAGTCTTACAAGTTCAACACCAAAATAGGATCCTTCAACGCCTTGATTCCAGTCATTTTCATACTCTTGAGCGTATTTGGCTGGTGACATTCTTATTCGTTCTGCTTCAAGTGCCTCTTCTGGTATATGCTTAAGCTCAGATGTCTTCTTGTACATAACAAACCAGTCTTTTTGGTCTTTAGCTATATTGTACATATGCCACATAAAATTTTTACCAAACACAGTACTGATAAATACCACGATACCGCCGTTAGCAGCAAGAATAGGGGAAATAGTATCATACACAGCAACACCGTCCTTAAAGTAGGCATACTCAGAAAGAACCACCATATAAGGATTAGTACCACGAATAGAGCTATCATGAGTGTCTCCACCCACCAATTTAAGTATCGAACCATTGTGGAATTGAACCTTCATTTCCGAGATATTAATCTTATATACTACTTCCTTGGGAATATACTCTAAAAACGGGATACCTTCAGAGCTAATAGCATCAAATACGGTAGACCTTGCTTGCCCATATTTAGGAAGAACATACATAACCAAGCATCTTTTTTTTATGCATTGCCTTATACATATATTCCAAGCAGTGATATCTTTTCCTGCTCTTCGTGGAAGTATTGCAAGAATCTTTCTGTATTTTTGTTCTTCTATTGCATACAGAATTTCTTCTTGATAGTCACGATACTGAAATTTATCCAATTCTACTGCCACTACTTACAACTCCCTGTTGCTGCATAATATGTTGCTAATGCTGATAATCCCGCAGCGGTTATGGTAACACCACCAGTTATTAATGCAAGCTTGATCTTCGTGTTGCAGCATTTATGGCTCAACTTCACATGGTCGCTATTTTGATATTGATCTGCTGGCCTGGTTTCTTCGTCAGGAGGCGATACAACATTAGTAGGGGAATCATGTTGCATAGTAATGGTTAAGACATCCAGCGTTCTTCTTGTGGGATTTGGCGAAGGTGATGAGGCATAAAGAGATGATGATAGAAGAAGTATATATAAGAATTTCATAAGCCCTCCAGCATTAAAATTAAATTCCCACCAAGTGTACCGCAGAGCGAACCCTATACACAAGATGGGAATTTATGTAGATCTTCTACCTTAAGTTGTAGGGGTTGTTGGAGGTGTAGCTGGCGGATTCTTCATAGATTCAGCTAGCTTAACTAATCCTTCAACAAGGGATACAAACTGTTCAATGTTCTGTGCATTTACATGGGTTGCTAATGATTCAAGTAATGAAAGGAATTGTGGCATAATTTCCCCTTTAAGGACAACAGCGTTTGGTTTGTTTAGACTCAACATCTTTAATACGAGCTGCAAGAAGTAGTGCATCGTTCTCCAGTTTTTGTAATCTTCCTTCGCATGGCATTGGACCTTTAGGTAACGAAACAGGAACTGGCGGAGTTACGGGTGGTGACATAACAGAATTAAGCTTTAATTTTACTTCATCTATAGCTGCACCTGCCAGTTTACGTGCTTCAAGTTCTGCTATCTCTTCAGCCGCACCTATTACAATGCCACTCATAGCATATGAACAGCTTGAGAAAATAAACATCAAGGGAAGTAGTCTTTTCATGAGTTCTCCTTATAATAGCGGGGATAAAGATAAACTACCGCCTCAATATCCCCTAATGTACATTTCTCTTATAAGTTTTGCATTTCAAAGTGATTAGAGTCAACTAAATGAGTAAAGTCTCCTCCAAATCTGTTATAAGGGTGTAATGATAACCAGAATTCCCTAAACAAAGCATAATGATCTTTATCTGTCAGATATTTACCATCCTTATCAAGCAAGTTTATATCGATAGCCAATCTCTCTGTGTGAAGGCTATGAGATATTCCTTTACCATCCTTAGCATTAAGTGCGGCTTGCTCTGGAGTCCTGTAAGCTTCAGAAAGAGTTGGATTGAATCCCTTTGCATGCATCTCTATTAGTAACTTAGCTGCGTTCTGAGCGAAAATTGCTTGTTTTTCCCACAGTTCCATATCTTTCTCCTACCTTCTTTTTTGTTTACTAACTGTTTTATTACTCATCGCTAACACATTTCTCTTGGGTACAGGATTTATGTTTCTTAGCTATGCCATCAAAAGGGTCATAGACATCTTCACAATGAACATCGAAGCACATCAAAGAAGGATTAAGGGCCTTCATGAACTCGTTAGTTTCTTTTTTATCTTGCCAATCTTGATGTGATTTACACTTCATTCATTATCTCCTACCTTCTTTCAGTTTTTCTCAAAGATTTACTCAAATGTTGACCCATTAGAAATGCCTTCTCCCTGCTTTTCTCAATGATTTACCCCAAAGATCATAATTAGGCTTATGACGCCTCTTTCCTATTATAAATCTTAAATTTTCTAACGTGCCCCACATCTAAAACCACCTTAAAATTAAGACAACAAGTCAGCAAGAATACTACTTTTATTTCTCTTAAACGACAAAGGACTAAGGGTCTTGGGTGGATATGACCTTGGTGCTCTCTTATTTTTCATGCATTCGTCACGTCTATCTTTATATTCCTTTAGCTCTTTATGAGGTTTGACATAACTCAATCGAGTCTCAAGTTCTTTGGTGTATAGCTCAAGGTTACAGATTTGCTTTTCTTGTTTCTTGGATTGTTCTAGAAGCTCTGCATACTTCTTCCTAAAATCATCTCGTTCTTGGCGTACAAGTTCAAACTCTAGGGCTTTAAGTTTTAGATCTAGGGCCCTACTGTCAGCCGAAGTAGTGAGGTTAGCTATCTCATCTTTACAGTCACCCCAGTGTAGTCTAAACATTCTTTTCCTCGTTATACTATGATTCATTCTTTGCTCCAACTATAAAATCCATAACTTGCAATACTTAAAGAAACAAGGTGCCAGAACCCTTGGCTATAAAGACCCATGCTACCAGCCCTAAACATCCAGTAAAAGATTGAACAAATTGATATCAGCCAGCCAACCCTATTTTTCTTTATCTTATAATACGATCCAACTTGTATCATAGCACCTACTATAAAATCAATGATCTGGTAGTTCATCCGGTGATCTCCCTTACGGATGCTTTGTTAGAAAATCTGAGTCTCTTTGACTCAGATTTGTTGCGTTTATTTGACTCACATTTTCTCATAGTCTCTTCGTACCATGGTGTTATAACTCGCACAAGTTCTGGTATAAGTTCATCTTCATAAGAAAGCATAAGGGCAGTAGATAGCTTATCACACAGGTGTTGATGGCTCCCATGGTCAAGGCCAAAGATCCAGTCATGGTGGTGGAACAAGGAGTCTTGTCCAGGCTCACCAATAAAAAGCTCTGACCAAAAGTACTTCTCATTCATTGCCTGTAGCTTAGACGATAGTCTGGCTAGCGTGGGATCTGTTTGCCTGCACATACGATATCTGGAATTATGATACATCTTTAGCCTTAGCTGTCTTCATGATCACCGTAAAGTCCTTCTCAACTTCTTGCTCAGCCGCCTTTAATCTTGCATGGTATTGGTCAATAAGAGCCCACTCAGGATCCAAGGTATGCATATCTTTATAAGCAGCAGATTCTTTGAGCTTAAATTGCATAACTTGTTTACGTCTTCTTACTGCTAGGTAGCGCTTTATATTTTCAACTTCTTTAGCTAACTGCTGGTCTGCTTTACGCCATAAACGAAAAGTCTCCACATTCAGTCTATGTACCTGACAGAACTCTTCCAGCTCTAACTTATCTTCATCATCAAAGAAAACATACATAGAATAGATGAGTCTATTAATGTAACCATCTCGGGAAGGATCGTGCAAAAAGGACTGCGGATGAAGATAGTCATTCCAATCCAAGCCTTTTGACAATAAAACAGGGGGAGTGCTACTATGAGGGGTTTTTGCTATTTTTTTCTTCATAGTATCTCACTAATAATAATTACTGTTCGTGGTTGTGTATCATAAATCTTTGTTGAGTTTATTTCTGCTACTTGCTTATCATCTTCCCATATGGTTTCTGTATTATTTATGGTGTCTAGGACCATCTTGATTAAATTATCGAGATCTGGATAGGTTGATTGATATTCTGAGTGCTTTCTTTTTGATATAGATTTTGGAATGGGCATCCTAAAATGCAGATCTAATTTCAAGGGGCCTTGGAACTTTGGTTCATTGCCATGCTGTTGAATAAGATAAAGTCCCATAGCCAATTTTTCTTTAGTTTGTTTGTCAAAGAAGGTATGTCCTGATAGTCCTGCTCTTTTCCAAGGGATAGGATTGAGAGGTATCACATACTGTTTCATATTCAATACTCCTTTGTGATCAATAGTTGCTTACATGCGCATATCATAACAATTGTGCCCACATTTACAAATTAATATTGCATTAATAGTTACGTTCTGTTATGTTTGGTTATGTAATAATAAATAAACAAACCTGAAAGGGAAACTATGAACGACTATACATTAAGAGATGAGACCTGGATTAAAGTGGCTCATGAGTTGTATGAAGCACAGAAGATGAGAAAGTACTATACCCAGATAGAAGATAGGCTTCATGATATCTTGGTAGAACTCTCAAAGGGTGAAAGTAGTGTGGGGTCTATCTATCGTTTTGCCAAAATAGATCGTAAGGGCTCTATAGACTACTCAAAAGTAACAGAACTTATTGGGGTTAATCTTGAGCCATATAGAAAGGCAACCTCAACATCCTGGAAGTTGAGCAATGATAACATTATGATATCTGGCACAGACATATTCTACACAAAGCTTCTGAACGATATTCAATCTAGCACCTCTGAGCATTCCTACCAGGAAGCGCAAGTGGGCTCTTCAAAGACCTCCTCCCATTCTGAATCATCAGATAAGTAGGGTTGGTTTATTTCATTACTTACAAGTGGCTCAGGATTAACCTCCTGGGCTTCTTTTTTGCTCAAATTATGCGACACATCATCTGGCTGTTCGCGCCGCCTTTCTCTTAGTGGCGCAAGCTCATAGCCCTTAATCATAAGCTCCAGTTCAAATGTAGTTCGTCCTTCTATATCCAGATTCATTCCTATCGCTTTAGCTCGGATTCTTTCTCTTCGATCACGCAGTTTGTCAGCCGTTGATTGATAATCATCTTGCCATTCTTCTTTCGGCTGTGATTGTTTGTTCGGCTGTTGTGCTGCCTTTTTAGAAAAAGAGGGGGAATAGGATTTCGGCTGCCCTTCTCCTTCAGTATAGTTTCGTGCAATTGCCAGACACCAGGTGAAGGCATCTTTAGGCGGCTGCCCTTCTGCACATTTCTGTTTTAGTCGTGAGGCAGCCCTGTTAAAGGCAGCTTGCCCATATTGTGATAGTTGTTCTAACTGCTCTGCATTGAATTGCGGCAGCGCTGTTGGGAAAAGTGTCATACTCATGTCCTCTTTAGGGGTTACTCTTTCTTTTTTTTTGTAAGGAACAAATCTGGCGCCTCTATAATCAGAGCCACCGAAGTAAGTTGAAGTTAGTATAAATACTTCCTTAGAAGTTAATTGTGTAACGTTATCTGCCTGTGCAGGTTTTGAGCATATAAGACTCAAAGAGAAGTAAAATAGTTGGCACCAAGCAGATAGCTTATATTTATACTCATCTGTGTAAGCAATGGGATTGAGGAAATATACTTTGCTTTTAGCATGCCTATAGTCAGAGGAAATAAGCCCATCCTCTTCAAGCTGCTTGAGGGACTCATTGGCAGTCTTTCTAGAATACCTAGTCCATTTGGCAATAGTAGATTGGGTGGGGTAAAGTACCTTAAAATAAGGCTTTATTGAAAATAACTTAAAGTAAATCTTTACAGTTGCTGTAGGGTAATTTGATAAAAAGCCCAATGGATTAGGACTTAATTGTTGATTATGTTGACTTTGATGATTTTGTATTGTATCATTCATTACATATAACTTTCTTTTTTAATTCACGTTAGAAAAGGTTTTATACCCATAAACCAATTCACAATAGTTTTGTACGTTAGTGTGAATGGGTTAAAAAAAATTTCAAGTCCTCGGTGAAAACCGGGGATTTGTTATTAGTTGTCAGTACTTGAGTTTTGTTCACAAACAACCAATACTGGTGAATGTAAATAAATATCGATCATATATTAGCAGTAGATCAGCTAAATGCAAGTTTTATTTTTCCTGTGATGCTTGCTGATCAAGATATGAAGAAGTCATCCTTAAAGATTTTCCAAATAAACTCATTACCTCATTCAAGACAACTTGTTCACTAACCCCTGGTATAGCCATAAGAAATCTATAGAGCCTCTTGCGCCAATACCTTAGTTGACGCTGATATCTATTCTTGCGGTTTGCTATTACTTTCATCAATTAACTCTTCCTTTTCTGGTCCTTCTGGAATGGGTTGCCAATGAGTGACATCATGGTACTTCTCATAACAACATGTACATTCATACGTAGTATTTGTATCCCAGAAATAACCTTTATCAAACAAAGCTATATGCACATATCCATTCCATATCAAAACATATTCACGTTTTTCATCGGGCATTACTGTCTTTACTGATATCCACTTCATTTTTTATCTCCACTACAAGAATAATCTTGTTTCTGGGGTAGACTAATGTCATCTAATAACATGAAATGAGTCCAAGCTGTTCTAAACTTAGGAGTTATTGAACCTCTATAGCCATTATACTGAATACCTATCTCATCACCATCGGTCACCAACATGTTTGCTTGAGGAACCAAACTAGACGATTCTATTTTTATCCACTTCATTGTTTATCCTTTTCTGGGCCCGATGGTAAGTTCATCCAGTGCGTCACTTCACTAATATCACCCTGAAAGGCTCCAAATTCATCCAGACATGCCCAGTCTTCACCCCAGGAACAAATTCCAAACTTACTCGGGATAACTTCAGGCTTCGCACCGCCTTCTCTAAATCCATATGCTATAATAATTTGGCCATTATGTGGTTTTCTTTCCTTAACTGATATCCATTCAGGGCATGTATGAGTTATGTAGCAGCCTGCTGGAGGATTAGTATACGTAAGCATTATTTTCCCTCCAAATATCTCTCTATCTTCTTAATCAAATATGGCATCAAAATTCCCCCAGCCATGAACTTCTTCAAGGTGGTAGGGCTAATACCTATATCCCTGGAGTAAGCGTGGTTGCTGAGTGGATTTTTATGCATTAGATGGCCAAGTTCTAGTCTTAACTTAGCTTGGTAGTCTTGTGAGTTCGCGTCAAACTCATGTAATATTTCATTCATTCCCATTCCTTCAAGTCTTCGTTAATGTATTCTTTTATGGTATCCCATCGAGCCATGTTACATTCTCCTCTATAAGCATAACCATCATAAGAATTGCGATATTCTATATGGATATCACCCACCCTTGTTTTAAGTTTATAGCCATATATTATTAGGCCGTCTTGGTTGGCATTCATTGGTATAGAAATAACATCTGTTATAATCCAACAACTCCAGTAATCATCCTTGCATGGATATATAATTGATTCAAACCAACATTCACTACAACAATCGCCCGAGGCAATATAAAACATATCACCCTCTAAAAGCTCAAATCGCAGAAACTTTTTGTCCGCGCTTCTATATATATTTTGGAGGCATTTTCCTTTAAGTTCGTTCACTAGTATTTTCCTCCGTTCAATTCATAAAAATGCTTTTCAATTATCTTCATTTTTTTCTTAAGTGTATGTACTTGTGACATTGTCATCCCCAAAAGAAAACATACAATAAAAAATATCACGTCATTCATTCTTTATCCCCAATCGATAAGCTTCCACTATCTATCAATCCTTGCCTTGTTGACAATATGAACTTAACTGAATCACTATCCCTAAATTGTTCAGAAATTGTTACTGTTTTATCACCCTTAACACAATACGTATTTCCATCGTTGCGAAATCTCCACAAATTCTCATCTTCCATTTTTATTCCCAATCTTGGTAATATTCTCTAACACTCATCCAATGAGTAACATCTTCAATAGTTGACGAATCATTTTCAGAGTTTTTTCTAAACTCATCATGCTTATACCAGCAAGGTATAGCCCATAAGAACAATTCACATTTTCTTGTTCTTCCAAATGCGATAACATTCTCGTATGGATGGGGTAATTTATCCTCTACCTTATGCCATGTCGGTAACTTAGTTGGAAAAGCTGGCCTATCATCGTAGAGACATTTTTTGCATTTATTATAGGCTACCATCCTTATGGTTCCAGGTGGAATAGGCCCCATCGGTTCTTCTGGAGCTGGTGGATTCGTAATACATTCCTGACACTTATATTCTTTGTACTCTTTTGCTGGCATTCTTTATCCTTTATGGTTATTAATATAAACTCATTCTCTCATTAAATGTTGACATTGTAAAGAATGGCGTTATGATTAGTTGTATAAGTAACAACAAAAACTGATCGGAGAAAAATCATGGAAAATATGAATCTCAAGACTAATTATAATGAGTTGATTGAAGATCATATCGCTGAATGCATTTTAGAGCTATCAAAGCAAGAACCTGATATGTCTTTTTTTATTGAAAAACTCAATGATATTAAGGCTTGCAATAAGGAATCATTACTAAAAGATGGCGCAATGATAAAAATTATCGAATCACAATGGAATGACATCAAGAACATTAAAGAAATAAAAGACGAACTTGAATATGAAGTTGCTCAAAATTTCTACAAAAATCATAGGTTTCCATAATGATAAAATTAACCAACGAGTTTAATAGGGGCTAGTGTGATAATAATAGGAAATCATTACTATGAAGAATATGAAACAAGTAGATGGAGACTAACCAATGAATGCGTTTCGATCCCATGTGATTCACATAAGGATTCAGGAGCAAAAATGAATGAATTTAAACTCACTCCCTACGAACTAAAAGAGATAACCAAGTGGCTAGAATTTGTGCATAAAGATGTTGAGCATAAGTTGTTAGAACATTTCAAGATACAGGGCGTAGATCAACTCAGATCTGGGCAATATGAAGAAGCTGTGGATTATATTCAGGAGATGCATGTTAAACTCTCTAAAGGGAAAAAATGAATTGGTTTAAGAGATTGTTTGGTAGGTCAGAGACAAATCCTGATAACCAACACCTACATGATGAGATAATTAGGCTGCAAAGATCTTTAGATCAAATGAGGTGGAACAAATCACAAGCCATCAGAAACATCAAAGAAAGATACCAAGAAGCTATGATCAATAATGGTGTAACTGGATTATTTCCCAGAACTAAGAAATTAGCAGATCATACCGTGAAGCCAAAACCGAAGGGACCTAAGCCCGGCTGGCCTAAAGGTAAACCTCGTGGACCAAGAAAATCTAAGTCACAAGTATTAACAGAATTGTTGGGCAAGAAATGATAGATGTCGATATATACTTTCTATTGGATTCGTTTGATGTATTTGCCAAGATAGGCATTATGTTCATGTTGTCGTTGATATTTGGGGCATTGTGCAAGTTAATTGGGAAGATGGAGAAATGAGTATGTTTAATAATGATATAACTGATATGAAAACAGATATCTCTTCGCTTCAGGCTAAAATAGCATCGCTACAGATAGATATCACGAGTATTACGTTTAGACTTGATAGGCAAATGGCTATTATTGATAAGATGGTGATTAGAATAAATGAATCTCAAAATATTTCTCAACTTGATTATGACTATATGCACTTCGTCAATACCGGTAAAAAGATAGCAAAAAATGTTTGTTGTTCATGTTCAACCGGGAAATAAATGGAGAAATAATGGAAGAAATTAAAGTAGAAAGAATATGTATGGAAACTAAATCTGATATGGAAAAATTGCTAGTACTTTTAGGTGAGCTTTCAGAATCATTCAAATCTATAGCTGATTCAATGGCAACAAGCGCTCAGATAGAAAGATGTAAGCATACAGATAATAACGGCGACTGCTTTTTTTGTTAAATAGTGCAGCAGTTGCTGCGTAATTAGGAAAATGATGGAAGAAATTAAACCGAAAAGAACAAGAAGATCAGAAGATCAATTGCTGACTGACACCATAACATCTCTGTATGAAAAGATTCAGGCAAAGATACAGAAGATTGATGATGAACGTAATTGCGTGGAAGAGATATTTGATGCTCTTTCTCCATTAATAAAACTTGAACTTACATACAGAATGGCCAATGGGCCTATACCAAGGGTAATAAATGACTGAAACACAAGAAATAACCACCAACCTACAACTGAAGATCAAGAACAAGACTGAAGACTTAAAGAGACTTGAACAACAAGTTGCCGCTTTAAGATCTGAAATTCAAGCTGATATTGCAACGATAGAGAAAATTATAATTGATGCGAAAGAGCATGTACAATCATGAATGGAGATAAATTTTTGTTAGTTCTACTTGTTGCAATAATGAGTTTGTTCGCTTACTCAATCTGCTATGGATCTTCACTTAATGAACTTGCTGATCTTAACCCTGAGCTACGCAATGGCAAGATAAGCCATATTATTGCCAGGCCTAACACCCCAATAGAAGAGGATGTGGTTACGCTAAGTGAGATTGCAGTAAAGCTGATGGAAAAAACTAATGTAACTATGGACCAAGTTTTGTTGACCATAAAGAATGGTGATAGATACTGGACATTAAATCCTAAATATCAGCTATGTTTTAGCCCATTAAACAGGTTAGCTGTTCTGTACAATAATAATGATCGTTATGTAAAAATCTTGCAACCTGGGGCAAATCATCGATGGATTGATATGTGGTTGCAAAATAGAGATAAATATAAATCAAAATATAGGGGCACATAATTAGGGATGTGTTTCTATTGAGCCCGGGGGATGCGCTGACCATCTACCCGGGCATTTATTTTCTATAGTGGGGAACAATCTTTTCTATAATTAAACGAGACTTGAAAATAAGCAAATCCAGCAATTCATCTTCATCTTCAAAAGTCACATCTTCGATCAGATGACGAAGTTTTCTTGCTTGATCTTGCACTATTTTCATGTGACTTAATATCCACTCATTTTTACAACCTTCATCTTGAGTAAACAAGTCTTCATCCTTAAATGTATGTATAAATTCAAGAACAATAACCATTTCCGATAGAGTTAATGCTTCTATTGTTATTTCATCTTTTAATTGATTTAACATTATTTCTCCTCTTCATATATCTCTAACCATTTTTTCATTTTAACTGCGGTAGTAAACTTTGGCTTTGTCTTTTCCCTAAGGAGAAGATCCAAATTCTGCCTTGCTAGCCCTATTTCCCTTGCTGCCCTATCTATGGGTATACCCCTTGCTATAATTACCTGAGCAACCCTAAATATAAGCTTATCCATATCAAGCCATGTTTCTGTAACTGATGGGCCTCTTGCTTTCATCGTATCTACTCTTTCAATTGACACTTTTGTTATGTAGTGTTATATTCGTCACAAGTATATATCTTATGTAATGAAAGGCAATAAGACATGGAAGAATTAATAAAGGCGCTTGTAGCTGCTCAGTCAGAAATGGGGCATGCCATTAAGAGTGCATCAAATTCCCATTTTAAGAGTAGATATGCAACGCTTGATGATATCATTGAAGCTGCTATCCCTACACTCACCAAGCATGGACTAGCTGTTTCACAGTACCCAGAATCCTTTGAAGGAAACACCTACTGCGTAACCAGATTATTGCATACCAGTGGCAATGAAATATCCACAAGAGTATTACTTCACATAAAAGATCCTTCAAATATGCAGGATTTTGGTAAAGCCATGACCTATACCAGAAGATATACTTTTGCATCAATATGCTGCATAACCAGTGGCGAAGATGACAATGATGGTGAAGTTGAGCAAAAACCTGAAATGGCAAAGTCTGAATACATATCTCAAGCTCAAGCAAATTTTTTGAGAAGCCTCATGAAGGGAAATAAAGAACTTGAGGCCGCTGTATGTAAAGCTGGTGCATGTGAAAGGCTTGAAGAGCTCCATTGGAAGAAAAAGCAGTCAGCACAAGCATATATCGAAACTAAAATGGCACAACAATGAAATTCTCATTAGATACTATTTTTGGCCTACTCTTAGTTGCTGCGGGCGTTCTCTTAACTATCATTTTAGCAATATGTTTTTATTGTGCCTTGTCAGAATTACTTGATGAGAGAGAGATGAGAAAGTTAAAAATAGAGCATATGAAGAAAAATGGAATAGATTTAACTCATGGAGCATGCTAATGCCAACAGACCTATATAATCAGTTTGAAACAGACTTTATTGACACATTCAATATCTATAAAGAAATGCATGAAAAACTCGATACCTATCGTGGTAAAGTGCTTGAAGAAGAAGATGTGGAAATAGTAAATAAATTATTATTTGATATTCAGGATGTTTTCTTTAATAAACTGTATCCAACATTCAATTTTGTAGTGCAACGATATCAGTTCTGTTGTAAGTCTTTGCAAGAGTATGAGATATTTATTGAAGAAATTAAAAAAGGTGGCGCTACCCCAACTGCTTCATCATAAGTAGGTAAATAATGATACAAACAACCAAGTACTTAAAGGTTAAACCATCTGATGAGTATGCATGGAATAGTTATGGAAGTTATGTTAGAGAGTTTGATCTCACATACCCTGCTTCAAAGAAAAAAGATAACCGCAAAAATAAACATAAAATAAGATCATTTATTCAAAGGCGTGAACATAGAGATAGATATGTTGAAGCAGCAAAGATGAGAGATAGAATGCTACTTTCTGTTAAGGTTCCAAATTTAATACATAAACTTGCCTCAATTAGAGATATGATGCCCAAAAATTCAGGAACCACCATAATCTTGAAACGCTATAAATAATGAGATATGCATGATATTTAATATCTTTAAAAAGAAACCAAGGCTATATGAAAGTGGTGATCCATGTCCCTTTTGCCTAAATAATGAATCAGTAGGAATGAGGGCTTACCAAGATGGTAAAAAAGCCATGTTTTTTTGCTCAGATTGCAATGAAAAAATTGAGGACGTTAGGCCTTCCGAATGTCTCACTTGTGGAACAGATGAGCATACAAGAATAATTACCTCACCTAATAATCAATATGTCTATCCATATTGTACACTTCATCCAGAAGAAGATGAAAAAGAAAAGATGAATGCTATAATGAATAATGAGATGTATGATAAATAAATCTTAAGTGGATATGAGATAGTATTAATATGCTTCTGTTACTTTCCCCCGATAACCATGAAAATTGGCTCGGGGGATTTTTATCAAAAGTATCATTTTTATTCAGATAATCCAAACAAAGTTATAACTCCAGACCCACTTTGTAAAAATGTAGAGCCGCCGGCAAAAAATATTTTTAATGCATTTATAGATGAAGTATTAACAGTTCCATGATGATAAGCTCTTGCTATTCCACCAGCTCCTGCTGCTTGATTTTGTCCCACGCTTTCTCCACTAATCATCATATTTGATCCGCTAGACATTCCATATAGCCAAATAGTTGAAAAGAATGATGACATAGTAGTGAATGATATGAAAAATTCGCTTGTGGAAGTATTGTTGGCAAAATTATTGGCTATATCTCCCCCAGTAGTTCCTGAAGTATAACCAGATGTTAAATAAGAAGATCCGCCATTAGTTGAAACTTGTAAAGCTAATTGATCAGATGTTGCAGTACATTCAAGACCGGTGCATAAAAGCAAATAAGTATTATATGCATTTGTTATTCCTGAAGTTATTGTAAATGAAGAAGCTCCATTCACAACAGAACCAGAACTAATTAATGTAAGATTTCCTACAATAGATTGAAATGTTGGTGGATTTCCAGCACCATTAGATACCAGAACTTGTCCTGAATTTCCGGCAGAAGTCACTCCAACATTACCAGTTCCGTTTCCATATAAAATGCCTTTAGATGATAAACTAGAATTACCAGTACCACCCAAAGCAACTTGTATGGGATCTAATGAGTCTATCGGATTATTTGTTGCCATTATATTTTTACTCCATATATAGATATGGTTCCCGTAGATATATTACCTGAGCTCATGGCAAATTTAATAGCATTAATGTTTGCAACTGCTGTGTTATTTATAAAGCCAGCAATTATTCCCATTGTTGCGGCACCACTGGTTGATCCATCAAAAGTGACATTACCAACAATATTTGGATCATCTCCGTTGAAAGTAGGATTAGCGTCCATCAAATAGAATGAACCGCTAAGTCCTTGTCCCGCAGTATTGGATAATGGACCTGATAAATAAAAGAAGCTTGGATTTGTTGAACTACCAGGACCCTGATATACATTAGTATATGTTGTAGAGTTATATGCTGCATATGAACATCCATTACCTATACCAAATCCACTATTTAAGTAAGTTG